GATAATGCGGACTCAATGAAAACATTGACTGACCGCACCAAAGAAAATATATTGGTAATTGCTCAACGTGCAAGGACAGAAGCAGCAGCCCAAATATTGCAGGAAAAAACCAAGCGTTTATTGGAGTTGCAAAACAGCGACCTTGACGAGCAGACTTCTTCATGGGATAACTTTTACGCTGGGGCAGTTGGTGCGTTAATGGGCATAGACAAAGGTGCGCAGGAATTAGGGAAAAGGGGTTTGAAAAATCTGCAAACCGCACAGCAGGAAGTTACCCAAGCGCAGGGTCTTTACGACAAGCAATTAAAGGCAGGATTTCCAAATGAAGCAAAAGCATTAGAAAATCAGGAAAAGGCAAAGACTGCAATCGAAAAAAGAAAAAAAGCCCAAGACGATGCAAACGCAGCAGCAGCCAAAGCAGCACAGGATGAAAAGGCAAGGCAAGATGAACTGAAAAAGCGTTCCGAACAACTGATATTGGATGCGGAGTTAGTAGGTAAAACCGAAGTTGAACGTGCTGAAATACTTGCCAAGCGTAAATTTACAGCCAGTGTAAAAGGATTTAAGGAAGGTTCTGTTGAATATATTGCAGCCGAAAAAATATTCAATGATGAAATTGCCAAAATAGCCAAAGATGCCAATGCAAAAAAAGCAGCAGAAGATAAGAAATCGGAAGAAGATTTGGCAGCATGGAAAAAACAAGCCAATGACAAAGAAATTACAGCGTTAAACGATTTCTACAAAAAACAGGAAGCGGCACTATATGACAAAAATCTCACAACCGAGCAGCTAAACGCAGCCGCAGCAGATTTAGAAGTAAAAAGATTAAAGGATGAAATCCGCATCCGTAAAGAAAATGGAGAAGAAGTTGCCGCACTTGAATTGCAACTTGCTCAAAAGCGAAAGGAGATAGGCGATAAGCAAAAAGAGGATGAAAAGCGAAAAGAGGAAGCCATACAAAATATTCGCATGAGTGGATTGCAGGGTGCTTCCGACGCACTCAATGCGCTGTCAGGTTTGATGAAAGAGGGTAGTGATGCACAAAAGGCATTCGCAATCGCAGCCATTGCAGCCGATACAGCAAAGGCGATTTCATCCACAATAGTTGAAGCACGTAACACCGCACGAAATATGACGGCAATGGGTGTTCCTGCTCCCGGCCCACAAATTGCAGGTGCTGCCGTGTACGCATCAGGATTGGCAATGGTATTAAGTAACGCAAAACGTGCAAGGGATATTTTACGTGGCGGTACTGCGAGTGGTGGCGGTGGCGGTAGCGTTGGTGCAGTAGGTGCTGCCCCCGGTGCAATGACACCACTGACAGGCGGTGCGTTACCCGAAGAAGGTCAGTTCGGTGGCATGGGCAGGGTGTATGTGTTGGAAGGTGATATCACCAAAACGCAGACCCGTGTCCGCAGGTTAAGAAATACAAGTGTCGTTTAAACCTACTTTTATAATTATGGAATTACCCGTTTACAAAATTGTGGTCAATGACGATGACGAAACAGGGGTTGACTTTGTTTCTCTCGTTGACCGCCCAGCGATACAAAAAGACTTTATGCTGTTTAGTGAGCAATTCGTTGATCCGACAGCAAACGAAACCGAAGATGAATTTATTAGCCGTTGCATTCCGGTAATGATTGGCGAAGGAATGGAGCAAGACCAAGCGGCAGCCGTGTGTTATTCCAAATGGAGCAGCAAAGATAAATTTGCAGAAGGTATGCCACATTATACCAAAGATGGTAAATTGTATGAAGGGCCAACGCATAAAGATGCCGATGGTAGGTTAATGACTGGCGCAACACATACAGCAGATAGTGAATACCTATACCACAAAGACGAATTGCAGAAATTTGAAAGTTACAGCGATTACCCGGAAGCAGCAAAAGAAAATGCAAAGGTAGCTTTGCGTTGGGCAGAAGAAAATGGATGGGGTGATTGTGGCACAGCAGTTGGTAAAATCAGGGCAAACCAGTTAGCTAATGGTGAAGCCATCACCCGTGACACGATTGCACGAATGGCAGGGTTTGAAAGACATAGGCAGAACAGCGACAAAGAACTTGGTGACGGATGTGGCCGCCTGATGTGGTTGGCTTGGGGTGGTGATGAGGGCATCGAATGGGCAAGTCGTAAATTGCAACAGATTGATATGCGTCAGGCATACTCGGTTCAATCCGAAGAAAAGCGCATCGTAACAGGCCCGGCAATGTTGGCCGATTTACCCATTTACCGCTACGATGATATACGTGGTGAATACTACGTGACATTTGATGCTGACACCATTTGGAAGATAGCAAAGAAATTTGTGCGTAACGATGCGTACAAAGCAGTCAATACCGACCATGCTAACCCCGTGAAAGAGGGTGTTCACATGATTGAGAGCTACTTCATTGACCGCAAACGTGGTGTGATGCCACCTACCGGGTACGAAGATGCAAAAGATGGCAGCTGGTTCCTGACCTATTTAATAGACAATGAGGAAATTTGGGCAAAAGTTAAGGATGGCGAATGGAAAGGATTTTCAGTTGAAGGTCTTTTCGACATGGAAGAACAGGACGAAGTCCTTGAAATGATGCGTGAAATAACCGCCATGCTGAAAAATTTTGCATAGGTTAAAATCAATCTACCTTTTAAGATATATGGAATTTAAATCAGAATTAGCCGAAATGAAGTTATCTCTTGCCGCATTCATGGCAGAGGTAAAGCAGCGTTTCAGCGAAGCTCCTGCCGAGATTGCGTTTGGTGAGTTGACTTTGGTTGACGGAACTATCGTGGTTTTTGAAGGCGAGGAACTTGCAGCCGGAATGCTCCTGAATGTTAAAGGCGAAGAGGGCATCGTTCCTGCTCCTGATGGAGTGCATGAAACAACCACTGGTCTTTTGGTTACAACCAAAGATGGTGTGGTTGAAATGATTGAAACCAAAGAACCTGCCGAAGTTGCAGAAGTTGAGGTTGAAAATCAGTTTGCATCATTGGAGCAGTTTGACGCACTCCGTGCCGCTAACGAAGAACTGGCAGCGAAAATCGCTACCCTTGAAACTGCACTTGTAAACATCCTTGGCAAAGTTGAAGAAACTTTCAGCGTGTTTGAAAAGTTTGCAGCCAAAACCCCTGAACCGACTAAAAAGCCATTCGGTTCAGTTAAACCCGAAAAAGAGGAAAATTTCTTTGGCTTTGTTTCCGCAATCAAATCAATCAAAAAATAAAATAAAATCATGGCATTTGACGTAACAGGTCTCACCAATTACACCAAAGAAGAGAGCTTAAACCTTCTGACCAAAGCGATGTTCACCGCCAAAACTGCGCGTCTGTTGCAGGGTGCTGGACAGGTTCTCCCCGGTATCAAATCCGCTGAAATACTGCCTTTGCTGTACAGCGATGTTTACTTCCAAAGCGACAGCTGCTCTTACCAGACCAGTGGCAACACTACCCTGTCCAAGCGCACACTGACCGTTGGAAAAGTTAAGGTTCAAGAGACTCTTTGCCCCAAAGACCTCGAAACCAAATACACACAGAAAGCTCTTGCCGCTGGTGAAGCTATCGACATGGGTGTATTCACCGAGCAAATCGGTGCTGAAAAAGCAGCCAAAATGGCCGAAGCTATCGAAACTGCAATTTGGCAGGGTGATACCACAGGTGGTGTTGGAAATAACGGCTTTTGGGATGGCTTCTTAACCATTCTTGACGACCTCGGTTTCGGTGGTGCAGGTGATCCCATTCGTGGAAACGTAGGTGGTGCTTACGCTTCAATCACCGCTGCTAACATTGATGACATCATCATCACTATTTATGGCGTTATTCCTGCTGAATTGCTTGGAAAACCTGACCTGTTTATCGCAATGGGTACAGACACCTTCCGCTTGTATCGTCAATGGCTGGTGAACGCTAACCTGTTCCACTACCCTGCTAACGAAGTTACCGAAATGGAACTTGTTGACCCTGCAACTGGCATCAAAATCTACGGTCTGCACGGCATGAACGGCACTAACAAAATCGTTGCTGGTCTGTGGTCAAACTTCTTCTTGGGTACTGACATGATGAACGAAGAAGAAGAATTCGAATTTATCTTCAATCCATTTGAAAGACGTGTGCAATTCCACACCACTTTCAAATATGGAACGCAAATTGCGTACCCAGAACAAACGGTATTTTTCAAACTCTAATCATTAACCGAATAGAGAAAGTTTAACCCGGGGGGTGGGGAAAAACCCTACCCCCCTTTAATTTAAAAAAAGTAGAAAAATGTGCATTTTAACCACGGGGTTTACCCTTGACTGTAAGACGGCGGCAGCCGGAATTAAGAACATTTGGCTTGTAGAATTTACTGCCAAATCTACTCTCACCAAATCATCAGGAGAAGTTTCTGCCCACACTTTGACAGGTGGCAAAAGCTACTTCAAATATGAATTGGAAAAGGAAACTGGATCCATGACTTGGAGAACCATTCCTTCTACCGAAAACGGAACCGTGTTTTACGAAGCTGACTTGGTTGCTCGTTTGCACAAAGTTACCACCGCACAGCGCAACGAGATTAAACTTCTCGCACAGAACAGAATGTTAGCCATTGCCTTGGATGCAAGTGGTGACTACTGGCTGCTGGG